TGCTCTCCCGGAAGCTTTGAAGGTTCGTGTTATCACGAAAGGTCCTGCATTGGTTGGGTATGTACTCAAACCTTTCCAGACCTATTTACATAGTGTGCTACGTAAGCACCCTACCTTCATGCTTGTTGGGAAACCTGTCTCAGTTGAGATCGTTCAGGATCGCATCAAGGGCCTTATGCCCGGGGAGAAGTTCCTTTCTGGGGACTACTCTGCCGCTACCGATGGAATGTTAAGATACATTTCGGAATTGATTGCGAATCGCATCATTGATGATGTGTTTAGGGATTGGGGTGATCGAAAGTTTGTCGAAGATTTTCGACGGATGTATGTCACCTCTCTTACAGGTCATGAGATCTGTAATCCGGAGAATACCGATGAAACGGTACAGCAGCGTAATGGCCAGCTTATGGGTTCTATCTCATCTTTTCCAATCCTATGTATTGCGAACGCAGTTTTGTGTCGCATTGCAATGGAAGTAGGAGAGAAGAGGAAGTTGAGTTTGCGAAAGAGTAGACTGCTCATCAATGGTGATGATTGTCTCTTTCCCGCAAATCATGTAACTCATCAAGTTTGGCTGGCGCTGTGTCCGTGGTTCGGTATGTTACCTTCCATTGGAAAGTACTACTGGTCTGATGATTTTTGTAATATCAATTCGACCACGTATCTCTGGAATGCACCAAGCGACGTCTGGACTTGTTATCCAGAGACGAGTATTTTATACCGTCGTTGTGCAAATTTTTCCCTTGTAAAATATGTTAATTATGGCATTTTACTGAACGTTAAGCGAAGTGGCGGGAAGATGGGAACTGAAAATATTTTTGATCCCTATTATACCTTTAGCTCAAATTCTTACGAGCTTCTTGAAGGTTTCCCGGAACGGCTTTTGGAGCCGTGTTACAACCAATATCTTCGTGACTTTGGTCGCTTCGCTAAGAAAATTAATCTCAAACTCCCTTGGTTTGTTTCGAAAGAATTCGGAGGCGTTGGTCTTGCTCAATATAAGGAACATCGAGCGACCCCTCTGGATCGAGCCTGCTGTGACACTTTCCGCGTAAATCAACAAATTTTCCCGACCATAAAGAAGGACACCCCATGGGTTATCCATTCTGAGGTCATGAAATATCTGGATCAGCCAGAAATGTCAGAAGACAGCAGTAGCTACGATGAATGGTATGGTTATGCAGTTAAATCGCATTTCCACCGGTGCTGCGCGACAGGAGAGTTTTCGAAACTCTATGTTGACACTCAAAAGGATGTGTCCCTGACCGTGCGCCGCTGTGAGAAATTGTGGTCTAAGATGGTGAAGAATCTCCCATCAACTGCGAACTACCATTACAAATTCGAAAGAACTGTAACGAATCTCTACCCTGTGCTTTACTCAAGTGCTATTAAATGTGAGAATCAAGAACTGGAGATTGGGGAACCAGACGTATGTCAGATCATCTGAATGAAACTAGAAACCTGTATCCAAAGTCCGTAGTCGGAGGGCGTGAAACCTCTGAAGTGCGGTAATGGACAGTACAGGGTTAGTAAGGCGAAATCTTAAGTAGCCTGAAGTCTAGCCTAGTAAAGATGTGACGAGATATCGATAGATTGATGCTTCGTCTAGCTGAGTTCCCTGATGCATTGCTTATGTCGTGAAATTATTCACAACTAAGTGAAACCACCTTGTAAAGTGTGGTCTTTGGCGTTTTAACTAGGTTAGTCACTTAACGAGTGATGACCCTTCCTAGCGTCAAAGCCTGTTGGCGAGTGCCAGCAATGCATCGAAAGTCGGTGAGAAAGACCCATCACCGATCATTG